TGAACAAAAACAGTCTTAGCAAACATTAAATACTCATCACCATTAGATGATATGATTGGCTTAAACACATTAGAACCACGCTTACTAACACCATAATAAAGTTCAAGTACTCTCTGAAAATCCTTACTAATAAATGCTATACTATCAAACCCAGATTCATCACCACGAGCACCAAGCATTTCTTCCCAAGAAGTTTTCTTAGCTGCTAGCTTGGATTGAACCCTATCCTTAATACCTGCCATGCCTTTATCATTCCAAACAATAAAACCTACATCACGTGCTGAAAAATTAGCAAGAGTCTGTATATCCTCAGGACGATTAACATTATGTATAAGTTTATCTATAATACCTCTATTCAATCTCTTGAATGATGGAGTATGATATAAGCTAAATCTCTTGCCAAGATCTGCTAACTCTTCACCAGTGCCAGCAACCATATCTAAAAAACGTACATCATTCTTACCTTTAGTCATCTCATTAACAATTAATGAACGCATAGCATCTACATGTACTTCACTCCAATCACCAGCTTTCTCTAAACTAGAACGCATAGATTCAAGTCTATCCTTTACATCGCCAGTAGCCCTCTCATAATATTGATCAAAAATTCTAGTATTAAATAAATCATTCACTTTTTCAAAAGAAGTTTTAGGTACAGCCATAACATGCTTAGCATTACCTACCCTTATAAGAGCTACTCCTTCACCAGCTCCACCCTCAAATTGATACGTATTTAAGATACGATCGAAAGCTTGTCTTAAATTACTTGCTACAGATGGAGCATCTTTATTAAAGCCAGGGATAGAATGTGGTGAATCCATATCCAATACATTGGTAGATAAAGACTTAATATCCCTATCTGCATAATGAAAGGAATACATTTCACCATCAACAAACACATAAGGAATCTCCATATCATCTAAAAGCTTCGTAAATGGTCCTTCCTGCATGTTTTTCATGGTTGTCTTAACTTTACCCTGGGTAACAGATAAAACTGGCTTAGAGACGGTACCATGGCGCAATATAAGCATTTTCTGAATATCGTCTGAGATTTTTTCATAAGATTCCCTGTGTATTCCACGCCTATTAGCAAGTATATCCTTACCTTCAACACCATTGACTACCATCTTTAGTAAAATATTATCATGTGGACTGGCAGTAAGATCTCCATTAGTCTCATATATAGCTTTATTTAGTATAACATCTTGTTCAGAAGCCTCATTGAAACGACTACCAAGCCCTGATTTATCTGGGAAATACTTACTAAAGAAACTCTGCTGTGTAAATGTACTCCTATGTCCACCATGTTTATTATTTATATAAGAATCAATTTCAACTTCAGCAGCACTCATCATCTTCTGAATATCATCTGTATGTACACCAAACCTAGATAACCAATCTTGAACCTTCTTTCTACTTGCATCAGAAGAAAACTCTTTATGATTAAAGACATAATCAATAACACCCTTCTTAGATTTAGTAGTAATAAGTCCCTCACCAAGCATAAAGTTCAACATATCATCAGGGTTATCTGCTTTCTCTAGGTATTTAATAATACCAGCTCTTAGATTATCCTGAGGATCTAAAGCCTTTACAAAATCAACTACAGTTTCAACAGCTCTCTGACCCTCCTCAGCTCCTTTTCTTCTAACAATACTCCTAAGAACACGTATATCATTCTTATCAAGCATCTGTATAGTACGATCAAACTTTACAAATCCTTTACCTCTATCAGCTAAAGAACCTTTTATAGGGGTGGCAGGATTATTAGGATCATATCCTATATAGTCATTGTATTCTTTTATCCACTTGCCATAGTATCCAGTCTTTACACCAATAGCATCTATAGGAGATACAGTATAGCCTACCCCACCATCAGCCATAGTAGAATATTTAGCAAAGGGTACACCAAGACCAGCAAGATCACCAAGTATAGCAATATCACGATTATCTATCTTAGTGCCCTCCATTAGATCACTAAATATTTTCTGCGTAATATTAACCCTGAACATATCAAGCAATTCTTTTTGAGTAACAATCTTATTCTGGTTTAAATATGTTTCAAGCCTCCCAACCTGCTCTGCGGTTATTATTACATCTCCTGGCGATGCATCTACAGATAGTGATTTATTACCCTTAGCTCCTAATATCCCTATAACAGTTTTGACAAGAGACTCTTCTGCATCTCCTTTAAAACCTTCTTCCTTTTGTATTTTAATTTTACTAAAATCATTAATTCTAAATTGACCTATATTCTCAGGATCTTTTGTGACTATACCAGCATCCTGTAATACATTTAAAACCTCTCCCCACTTTGGATTATCTGTATCACTAAAGAACTTAGATAATTTATCTATTCCTTTATTCATATAGCGAGCTAATAACTGCTCTTGCATAGTATCTAAAGCATCAAAATCAAACTTCAATGATTCTTTGCTAGTACCAAACATCTGATTAATTCGACTTTCACCAGCTTCAATAGTATCCATTAATTCTCTAAGCTGATCTGCAGTTTTTATTTCGGCAATCTTAAGATTAGGATTATCAGTAATCTGTCCCTTCATTATATTATCATTAATTTCAATTAGCTTATTTAGCTTTCTTAATGATTCATGCATACGCTCTACTGATAATGGAGCTGCATCACCTGAATATCTTATCTCACCACGCTCTACAGCATTCCTTAAGCTCTGTGTTATAATAACTGATTCTGGGAGATCCCCAAGACTTCCATGACTAGGATTATTAATTGGCAATCCAGTAGATTTCTGTAAAGCATCATGAAGTGTCTTAGCAATCTCATATTCAACTGTATCTGTAATACGTTCAGTAGATGCAATCATCATTTCTTCAAAGTCCCGAACAGTATTTACCTTCTTACCATCAAAATCAAGAGTTCGTATAGCATCCTCTACTTCTGCAGCTTCCTTCTCTGTAATTAATGCCTTAGGCTTTATATAACGCTTGCCTGAAGCCCCTGATAACCAATTATAATACTCATCAAAAAGAGGGAAAGCCTTTTCAGTAGAAGCTAATGATGGGCTACCATCCTTCCTCATACTCTCTACCTGCTCTGGAGTTTCCCCTACAAGATCAAGATCTTCAGCCTTTTTCCTTATAACTTTAAAGGCTTCCCCAGTAAGAGGATTTATATATTCAAATTGAGATCTACCTAAGGTCGGGAATACATCATACATTCTTGTTTGTGGCTCACCAAGCACATGAAGATTTCTACGTATCTCACCCATTTTCTTCATATTCATTTCAGGAGTAAGAGGTCTTCCTTTTCTATTAAGGAAAGCACCTATGAGTAATGATGTAGCTATATCTTCAGGTTCCATCTCAGCACCTTGGCTCATCTGCATAACCATCCTTGCATTCATAATAGCAGTACCGCCAATAACACGCTTCCAATTAGCTAGGGTACTTTTAAAATCTTCAGATGTAGAAGCAGACATCATCTGCCTGCCATATTTTACCCTTTCGCTATTAAGTGCAGAACGTAATATCCTTTCGCCCTCTGACGTACCCTTTCCTATAGATGATATAGGATTTAATAAATCTATAGAGCTACCTTTGAATTCAATAACAGAAGATTCCCCATTTAATAGTCTGCTTTTACCTATGATATGTGCATTGTTTACTAACTTATCACGCTCCATATTCTTAAAATGATTCTTAGAAAATACAGCACGTATACCTGATCTAAAATCTTCACCTGTGATAGATTGCTTACCTGCTGCAGGGAGAAGTTTTAATGCACCAAATCCAGCACCTATACCAACTCCCCAAAGTGTTTGCATTGGATCATAAGAACGGCCTTCATTTAAAGAATGAGATACTTCCATTACAGCATCTATCATCCCAAACATAATACCCTCCTGAACCATGCTTCCAGCAACGAATCCCCACTTGTTAGGATGGCGTCTCATTATAAGATCAACAAAATCTTGCATTGGACGAGTGCCAATATTCTTTTTAAAAGTAGATGAAAGCAATTGAGCTTCCTTTACAGTTAACTGCTCAAGCCGTATAGCCTCATTTGTTATATCATCTATTGCCTTAGAAGCAGATTTACCCCAGTTTTCAGCTACACCTTTACCTGCTCTATCCCATCTAGATTTATGAGTGAGATAAGAAAGCCTCTTACCTATCTCTTTATTAAGAATATTAGCACCAGCTTTAGTGCTAAATTGCATATGATGAGCTTCTTTACCTACCTGGGCAGCAGTCTTCTTTACTATCTGTTTTACAGTTTGTTTACCAGCAGCTTTAATAAATGGCTTAGCTACCGCAGTAACAGCCTTAGCACCAATCTTCATTGGAGCACCAGCAACAAACCCAATAGTGCCACCAATGGCAGCACCTACCCTACCAGCTCCAGTTACAGGAGTAAGATAACTTTCTTCTATTTCTTTAGGGGCAACTAAACTTGGAACACCAAAGGCTCCAACATCAAGGAAGGACCATAAGCCTTGTCCAAGAAAATCTAATACAGCATTTCTGGATTCCCTATCCATAAGAGGAGCATCTACATCTTCATCAAATATAGTAAAATCAGGGACTGAAGGGCCAACATTACTGGTATCAAAATAATCATCTAATGTATTTCCAGCATCACGACTTATGGGACTCTGACCTAATAATTCATCTAAAGTAGGCATATATTATTTTTCCTTTTTTACTTCTTTTTTTGGAAGCAAATGTTCATATGACCATTCACCCCCTTCAGGAGCATAAGTACCCCATGCTGTATTTTCATATTCGGCAGAAGGATCAAAAGTTTTAGCTACATCATAATAAGCACTTGATAATGTTTGTTTCGGATCAACACCAGACCAATCTCCAAGTAGCTTTCCCATTACTCTTTCTCCAGAAAATCCAGGATTATATCCAAATAAACGACCTAAAGTATTTAAAGGAACTGCACCTAAATTATAAGTATGGGCACCTATATCATACAAGGCTTGATTAAAATAAACAGCAGCCTCTTTTAACCCAGGAATATCTGCAACAAAATTTAAAGCCTGCATTGCTGGTATGGTTTCAACCTTTTCTTCAAAGGTTGGAATAGCTTCCGATCTCTTTTGTTCAATTTCAGCTAACCTTAATGAATCTGCATAAGCAGTAGAGTCTTGACGTGACTGGATAGCTTTAATCTCATCTTGTTTAATTGTTTCTAGCGAATCTAATGTAGATTTAGTTTCCATAGCTATATCTAAATATTTATTACCCATTATTTACCAACCCTTCTTGCTATACTTTGTTTAAATAAATTTCCTGTTGATTCTTCAAGCTCTAACCACCTATAAAAATCAGTTTCCATAGCTTTATCACCAGTGTCCTTTATTTCAGTCACAATACTGGGGATCATATTTTGAATTTCTAAATCTAATTCTTTATATTCTTTAGAATCTTCTTCACCTGCAGCTTCCATAGTTCTTAAATCCTGAAACTTATAAATAAGACCATTATCTTTTATATAAGATCTAAAATCAGTTACTTGGTCTTCAGTTCTTGGTATTGGAGTTTGTATAAAATGACCAGCTAATTTTGATATCTTTTCTATTTCATTAAATTGAGTTTGAGCATTAAGCAAACTCTTAGCTAAAGATCTATCAAACTTAGAAAGTATCATTAACATTCTTGGATTGGCATTTGCTTCTAAAATAACAGTTTCAATGCCAGATCCATCTCTACCTATAGTTGCTATATTATTCATAAATGCTTTAAAGTTTGCCTTTTCAGATTGAGTTGTAAACACTCCTTCTTGTTCATCAATTACTTCTATAACATCCTTAAGCTCAACCTGCTGACCTTTCCATAGGATAGTATAATCTCCAGACTCAGCTATCTGTGCATTAATTTTATTAGCACCTACAGCTACTTTAGTACTATTAAATATATTAGTTGCACGTACTACCTTAGGATGTCCAGTTATACTTTCTGCAAACTGTAAGTTTTTAAAGCGTCTATCCTCATCCATTGCTTCATATGCTGCAATAGTTTTAAAGGACTCATTTGCTTTAGCACCCTGCTTTAATCCCTGAAATGCATAATCTATTAACTGTTTTGATCTATCATTAGCAGTATATAAGCCAGTAGACGGATCCATTTGTAAATTATCAGAGCTAACAATGCCAGATTCTACTAATTGATTTAAAGCTACAGGGCTATCTGTACCACCACTACCCTCAAACCATTGTTGGAAATCACTTACATCATGTTCTGTAAAATATCCAGGAGTTCTATCTCCAATTTGAAGAGATACATCAGGACTAATAGAAGATGCCATTATACCTGAGCCCTTAGCTCTACCTTGCAAGAAAGATGTAAGTGTTTCAATATTCTCCTGATCTGTCCCTTCATATGGCAAATTATATTGTCGAAGATCCTCAACTACACTGGAAGATTTTGCAGCTTTTGCAGCTGGAGTTTTGCTATAATCATATCCAGTAAAATCAGGCATTCCTGTTGAGTCAATAGTCACTCCTGGATACTCTAAAGCAATCTTCTTATCCCACGATTCACGAGTTAATTCCCTTTGAAATGATTGGCGATCTTCCCTTTCTTCTATCCTTGCCTCCCTATCAAGGGTATCTAATCTTGCACGCACATTTGTAGAATGTATATTACTTGCTGCATCAGCAATTATCCCTAAAGCCTGCATTACATCTGCCATACTATCTCTTTTTGCCATATCTATCCCCTATACATTACTTGAGCCATACTTACTAAACAACTGATTTAATTCATCTAAGGCTGTACCCCCGCCATAAGCTTCTCCAGTAGCCCCCTGATAATCAATTAACATTTGATTCAACTGTTTTCTAAGGCCTCCCATAAAATCTGCCTCTTCCTTCTCAGCTACTAAAGTTGAACCTTCCATACCAGCTTTATGTTCTTCAAGAATAGCCTTTCGGCCTTCTTCCATAGTGTTCTGTGCAGAGCCTGAGTATGCAAGATCAGATCCTGTTATCTGTGTATCAATAACTTTACTTAAGTCTTTCAGCCCTGCCTGAGTTGTTCGGCCAATCTTCCCTTCACGAAGAGCCTGTTCTTGACTTAAAAATCCTCCCTCCGCTATATACTGCGCATATTGAGTCTGTAAATTTTCTATACCACCAGTGACTATACCTCCTGCCTGTGTTTCTAATGGAGAAGGGCCTTCCATATTGAACCAATTAACATCACCAAATCCTTGATTAGCACCACCTTGAAATGGACCCTCTCCCCATTGGCCAGCAACCCAATCTCCAAATTCATTTAGACCAAATCTATCACCTAAGTACTCAAGACCCTCCGCTACATTTAAATCACCTATACCAACATCCATTTCGGTAGCAACATTCCAAGTATTATGATGAGAATTTAGAGGATCTCCATAAGTCCAATGATATTCCTTACGACCAGTTTCTGGATTTATAGTACCAGACCCCATAGCTTTTACAGCGTCCTCACCTCTTTTATTATAATTATCTACCAAATATGCTTCATAAGCATTTACATGAGAGATCTCCCCACCTACATTACGTAGCTTTGTATCCCCATGACGTCCTTTGGAAGCTAACTTACGTGTATCTACAATTTTCTTTGATGTTGCCATATTATCTCCTTAATCCCAAAATTGATCTAATATACTTGTCCCTAAGGCATAAATACCAAGTGCAGGGTTAAAAATTGATCCAGCATATAGTGCTGTAGAAGCCGTACCAAGTAATTTATCCACATCACTCTTCTTCTTCCAATTAGTAGCAAGATCATAAGCACTAAGACCAACTCCAATACCAGCTCCAATTTTTCCTAATGTTGATCCAAAACTTTTTTCGGACGTTTCTTTTATAGCCTCTGTTGTTTTGCCAACAGATTCAGGAATAGTCTTAGGCCCACGTATATCTTTAAACTCTGTCCCCTTTGCTATAGCTGTTTCTGATGGTACCACTTGTCCACCTGAAGGTGTATAGAGCTGATTAACCCAATTTGATTCAGGATTCCTAACATAATCTCCGCTAGCAATAAGTTCTTTTACCCTTGCAGACTGTTCTTTATTCCACATTCCCCATGCTGTAGTAGCGGCCTTAGTGGTACCTGTAGTCTTTCTTCTCTTAGCATCTTCCGTCTGAAGACGCTGCTCCCTTAATTGAGCAAGCATTCTTCTTACATCACTTGGGTCATATATTGCATCTATTCCATTCATAATTTACTCCTTAATATCCTATTGCTTGCCAAAAAAATGTATCAGCTGTAGTATAACAGCTAAAAACTACTACATATCGTGTTGGCAATGTCTTTATTGCAGTTGAATCTGAAAGCCCACCTGTATCACCACTATCATAATCAGTGCATGTAACATTTAAACATGCTGTAGGGAATGGAGTAGGAAATGTTACTGATTCAGTAGCAGAACTAGCTGTCACTTGGCCCCATTGTAAAAGAAAGCCATTAGCCAGAGATACAAATCCACTATCAGTAAAAGATGTAGCTGCTACGCCACTCGATTTATCTAACACGTTTTTATATAATATATCCCTATAACGAACATAGTCTACAATACCCTCATCTGTAGATCTAAGAGTAGATACGCCTTCAGATAAGTCTGTTACAATAGGAACACCACTCTTAATTTGAACTGCTTCTTGTTTCTTGTGTATAACCACTCTTTCTTGTCTTGTCATCCCCATTATCTCATCCCCTTTAATCTATACACTATAGATACATCATTGATTTCAAATCCTGTTGGGACAGTACCATCTGTTGCAAATCTTAATCTAAAAGATTTAATATTACTTGCTTCTGATAATACATCTGGTACTAATTCTGCCTGTTGCCATCCATCAGCAGCTGGCAATTCTGGTACTGTAAAATCATATGCAAATGTAGTATCACCATTAACACCATAATCAACCTGCACATGTGTTGTAGCATTACTAGATTGATAAGTAATTATAACTTTATATACTGTTTTCTTCTGCCCTGGCTGTCCAAAATCTATATCTTTAGTTGACATAACCATAGCTGTACTGGCATCTGCAGCATCATCCCACTTTACTACTGTACCAGTATCACTATCATTTATATGTACTAAATCACCATTCCAATCTGTAACAAAATTTGTCTGAATTTCACTATCTGTAAAAGCAGTATCGCCTTTTATCCAGCTTTGTGTTACCAGATCAAAAAGATAAATATCGCCAGCACTTGTTGCAGTACAATCCTTTAATACTATTAATTGTCTTTTCTTAGGTAGATACCCAATAATAGAATTATCAGTTGTGAAACTTGCCCAATCACTTTCTTTTATTATTTGCCTACCACCTTTTTCAAGCAAGTTATTGACCTTCTGTCCATCATATAAATAGCATCCCTGCCTATTTACCCATGCTATTCCAAAATCTGTCTTACACGTAGCAGCAGTATGCTGCACCCCTTTATGCATAAACGTATCTTCTAAAAATTCTGAACCATATTGAGATATATTAATAAGCTGCATCTTTTTCTTCTTAAACTGTAATATTCTATCTGCATATTCTTCCAACTTTACTATCGGATCTCCATCACTAATAGAAGCAGCAAGTTCGCCATCTTTAAAAAACATATCAAATTTATTTGGTCGAGATTGTAAGATAGAATCTGCATGAATAACACTATTATACTGAACATTACCTATATAGGCAACCCTATTAGCTATAACTGCAGTTTTATATTTAGCCGTAAGGGATGGAGTATCTTGATCTATACCAGTATTAAGGCTATAGGTAAAAGGTGATAGCGAAGTCTGGCTGTGCGCAGAGTAGAGATGTATTGTTACATTGTTATTGTCATTATCTTGATATCCCCACCCAATATAGTCTGCTGAAGGCTCTCTTCTTGTACCATCTTTCAAACTTATTTCACGTATCATCTGCCACTCATCCCCACTATCTTCAATCCTTACATATATTCTTCCACCTGTAATCCTAGCATCATATGGAGATGTTGGGAAAATTTGGATATAACCCCAGTACTGTCCTGCTGATACAGCAGAGGTCCCTGCTATAGTAAATACTAAAGATTCTTGAGATCCTTTTTCGCCAGGCTCAGCATCATATATAAAAGTTGAGCCAAATTCATATGTACCAGCAGGTATGGTGCCCCCAGTGCCAGATGGTGCTTGTAAAGCTAGATTAAAGCCAGTCCCAGCGGCTGGATATAAAGCAAATGAGTCCCCACTCCATTGGGTAGCTGCTCCAGTAGTTACTTGATCTACATCTACAAGAGCACTAATAGCTAGTGATTTGTGCTCTGTTTTATTTACAGCTATATGTAATCCCGCATCCATTTGAGTATTCCAATCACCATCAAAAAAGCCTGTATCGTGCAAATTGGTAGTGCCAGTAGCATCGGCTGTACCATATAAGACCCCCGCTATACCTGCAGTAGGAGCCGCTATTTCAGCATCTGTAGCATGCCATTGATCATAAGTATCTGCACTTCCTCCAGGAGTAAGGCCGCTAAAATGTGTCCTATCAACGTATCCATACCATTTATTAGAATTAGTATTTCCAAATTCACTATCACAGATTCTTAAAGCCCCATCCACAGTGTAAAATATATCCTTACGCAATCCACCAGTATTATTAGTCATTCCTGTTATAGGGCTACCCCAAGTAGTATCTTCAGCACTATAAATATCTACTGTTCCAGCCGTATCTGGCTCAGAAAATACTAGATAATCAGCACCAGTTTCTGGATCATCGGCACCTATTGATACCGTATGACCATCAGTCCTATCATGGCTAAATTGAAATAACCCATAACCTGGATTAATTTGATTAGTCCTAGCAGTTATGCTAGCACTTGTAACACCCCCCATAAGCCTAACCTTGCCTATCTCATCCACCATTATATCAATAGCATCAGACAGCTCATTCTCAGCTATATCCCTAGCATCTGAATTACTATTCAAACCTCCATGGAATTGATCTATCTTTAATATCTGCTTAGGCATCTTCTTCCTTTGAATCTTGGGGAGAGGAGTATACAACAGTCAGCGAACCGTCTGAACGTGTGAGCCGAGCGTAACAAGGAGGAGCAGTACACGTCCTCTCCCAAGGGTAATAGGTTGCAAACCCGTATAGCATCAGCTATTTGCCTACAGCCTTTTTAAGTAACTTCTTAACTGAGTACCAGATTAAGTCATCCATTTTGGATGGACTCAATGCTACTATTTTATCCACACATAAGAGTGCGATTAAAACATATTCCCAATTACTTGATATGAAATCCATTCATTCTCCCTTTATTTGTTTTAGCCTTCTATTAATTCGCCCCATAGCGAAGTCTTCCCATTGATGATCTGTATTATGTGAACTGTAAATAGACCTCCTTTAAAGAAATCTACTATAGCGAACGCATGTGCCCAGTTCACGTTCCGATTAGCCAGCCAGCTATTTGCTTTAGGATTCATATCCTTTAAGCATCCTATAGACCATGCAGCTTTAGGCCCATCCATATGAGTTGCAGTCATATGCTGTAAATCATGCCAATGCCCGTACATTACATTACACCCCATCCTTCTGAGATGATTTGCAGTGTGGTACATGCCACCATACTGATGACCGTGGTAGAAGTAAAGCTTTCCTATTTTTAAAGCCTTACCGAATGGGTAGTACGTGTACCCTCTTTCTTTTAGCCTTACAGCATTGGCAAACTTATATTGTGGTAAGTATGGATACATCTCTACTGCCATATTAAGCCAGTTATCATGATTGCCTTCTGTAATATATCTTTCGGTACAGTTAGCTTTATCTAGAGATTCATCTATCATATCCATCCCACTATTTACATCTTTTACATCTTGATCAAAACTTTCAATCAAGTATTCCAACGGTGGCTTTTTTATACGCTTGAACTTCCAAGCAGAGAAAGCGTGAAACTCCCCTACATCCCCGATATCTATGTAAGCATCCGGTTTAACTATCTCTATGGCTCGTTTGAGACAGTTTATTGCCTTTTGATCGTGCAAAGGAAAGTGTTTGTCTGGTGTTACTATTACCCTTTTGACAACACCCTTGTCCAATTTAGGCATATTATTCTCCTTGTTTTGTTCTAATCTCCTTGCTTATCTTTATTACAAGATACAATAACGTAGCTATCCCAACACATAAACTTATCACCTCTGGAAACCATCCACTAATTGATAACCACCACCCACTCATTCCAGCACCTGTTGTTTTAAGCGTATCTATCATTAAAAATTTGCTCCAAAAAATGTTGCGTTATCTCCTGCTGCTACTTCATCATAATCTACTTCTGCATATATATAACTAACCCTTAAATAATGATGCCTTTCAGCACCTTGTAGTAATTCAAGCTTAACTCGGAGGGCTTCTAAAGCCGAATACGTCCAAGCAACAGTATGATGGTGATACTGTTCTGAAACTCCAGTATAAAGAGGATATACCGAAGACGTTACTATATGAAGATCAGTATTAGCTGCATATATACCACTAATTTGAGTTGCATTTAATGTTTTTGTGTGTCCCGTATTAGTATAATGTGCCTTCAATTTAACAGTAACATGATTTATTGTATCTATATCTTCTTCATCTACAGAAGGATCAGCCATAGTAAAAGTCACAACTTTATTTACAGCAGTTTCATATATATATGAACCACCAGCAAAAGAATCATCATCAACAAGAGTATGGTCTGCTGTACCCCCACCATAATTCTGCCAATCATTAGTCCCAGTAACTCCATCTGGTAGCATAATAAAAGTAGCCATTAGAAATCTAAACTCGCCACAGCAAAAGCTGTCTGATTATCAGCATCCCAATATATTGAAATTATATCTACATCATATTGTGATGTTGAAAGTGTTGGAGCAGAACCACCTGCCCATCTAACTCTTCCTTCTGCTTGGGGATTACCTGCACTATTTGTAGCTTTAGTACTACCATCGGATTGATATGCTATCCATCCTGCATTTGCAACTGTACAATCTGCTACACCTTGTATCAATACTAACAAAAAATTACCAGAAGTAGCTGGAAATATGAGATTGATAAATTCACTAGAACCTGATATATCGTCAGTTAATGTTAGTTCAAACTTATTGCCAAGCCTAAAATCAACATCTGTTGAGTCATTTGCATCGCTATCTATAGGTGATGTACTAAATATTGCTGTTTCTTTGTCAAATCCTACTCCACATCCATCAAACTCAACATGGCCACCAACAATCATTGTTAAATCGCCACTTTCAGCCACAGTTAAAGTAGTATCGCTACCAGCTGCAACTCTTATCTTAGCATAACTATCACTATCATAAGATAGCTTTAACTGATCTGTTCCACTATCTGTTATTTCTACAGCGGCATCAGGAGTAAGTTCACCAAATCCTACATATCCATTTCGTGTGATAATAGAATAGTTAGTATCTCCACCAGTAACAGAGACATCTATACCAGTATTATTTTTAGCCCCAGCAGCTCCAGCAGCATCAGAGTTAACATTTAAGTCAAGACCGATATAGTTTCCAACACCAGCTCCATCGTCTGATGCAGCCTCAATATCAATAAATAGTGCTTTATGGGTAATAGTTTGCCCAGAAGCTACATTTCCAGTAATATTATAATCAATAGCTGTAAGCACTTCTGTATTATTCGTTGTTCCTGTATATGTCTTTTCAATTTCAAAAGTACCTCCAATAACTTCGGGGGTAAATTTAATATCCCCACTACAATCCATAACAGTATCTCCAGTATTTTCAGCCACAGATATTGTTAAGCCTCCAGAATCTGCCCAATTAGTAGCAACAGTACCATCCGCAAGGTCTGCCCAATTAGTGAGATCAGTTGATCCTATCTGAAATATACTAGTTGAAGAATCATGACCATCAAGTCTAAATCTTGCACGACTACAGGCACTATTTCCAGCAAACAATCTATCTCCAGCATGTACATCAGTATACCCTGGCAGCCCATGGTCGGTAGAATCAGTTGCAAGCCATAGTGCATTAAATTGAGTTCTTAACGAACCACCACGAGAGCCTAACACTAGGTCCCCACCTAGTGCAAATACCCCAAATCCAGATGCTACTACCTTTCGATCAACGCAAAGAATACCTCGTGGGGTAATGTTACCAGCAGCATGTGCTGATGCAGATTGATCCCCTATGACAATATTGCCAGAGCCAGATATTTCTACCTCCAAAATAGCGTAAGTATCTTCATCACCAGCATCTTGGAAAACTACTCTGTCACGTGCAGCTATTGTCTGACCTGATAGAGTTGCAGTAGTAGCTACAACAGCCCCTTCAAAGTGTATTACAAAATGAGTTTCGTCTGTTACCGACCCTACATATGCTCCAGGTGGTATGCCTGTACCTCTAACGGACATATATTGAACTAAATCACCATATGCGGAGTCGATTTCCGTATGGGTGATTATTGCCTGAGCAGCTGTATCGCCAGCAGTATGATTCCATGATGCTCCTGTTATCGGAATTTTAGTTTCATATCCTGACCCTCCATGTACTGGAGCTGCATCAAATGTAGGATTCCCTGAACCGTCTGTACTATACCTTACCTGACACTTCGTGCCAGAGGTACTTCCTCTAAATTGAGCTGGTGGAGCTGTTTGATCTGCAAGTTGATCTACTCCATCAGCAAATTCATTCATAGTTTGATTGATCTCGAAAGGGCCAGATAAAGTTTCTTCAGCTTCTGTAGGAGTTAAATCTGCCCATTCAACGACCATATTTGCATGGTGAGTTCCAATAACACCTAACTCTATATTTCTTTCAGAGAATAATTGCATATCATGGTCTGCTCCTCGACTTCTTATTCTAAGCCTTTGGTCATCCTTTCCCACGATTTCTGAAACAGCATGATTACCAGCGTCTTGTATATCAGTAGTATTAAATGTCAACCATTCAGCATTACTACTATCCTTAAAAACAATATTCCCAGAGCTAGTACCAAGACTTACTTCTGCATCACCTTCTGTAATGCGATCAGCTGGAAGAGCAATTGTACCTATAGCTTCAGTTCCTGATGTAAGCTGAATATCATCTCCCCCACCAGTCGTAAAAATAAGCGTCTCAGGATTATCACTTCTAACCCATAGCTGACCATAAGTATCTGTAGCTGATTCTGCTGCAGCCTGTTCTTTTATCTTTATAGTACCATCAGCTAGAGTTAACTGATTAGATAAGAGAACCTCTCCAATATTAGAAATAGTAATGCCTTCATTTCCACCATCATTGGAGATGTACTTACCATTAAGATTCAGATTTCTCCGAAGATTATGATGATCTCTTATTATACTATTAGATGCCATTACGTAAAATAGGTGTATCTAACACCTTCTCCACTTACAGTTGAATCAATATAAATTAAGTTTAAGTTCGTCACTTCTAAAGAATATGTATCTCCAGCATATAATATAACACCAGTACCAGTAGCTTCAGTTGCATCTACTCCTGTAAAACCTACTGCTATAAGCCCTGTATTATCTGTTTGGGCTTGTATATCTATCTTTTTACAAGCAACATCCCCACCAAGAACCACATCGGTACCAGCGCTTGATACAGTTTTAACACCATCTGCACCACCAGTAATACCATGAGTTGTATATAATGCTCCCACTGCATCTACTTGCAAGCAAGTAAAATCTCCATCTGCTACTATTCCAAGGAAATTCGCAAGAGTATCATTTCTAAGTACTCCAGCTATAATTGATTTTCTAGTCCCGCCATATCCATCAATAAGACTTGTTCCAATAGTTCCAACTGTATTAGCAGTGTTAGAAGTATTAGTTACAAACTCATCGGCTTTTTCTCCAATATAACGTAACTGCCCATGTGCAGTACCATCAACATCCGCAGCTGTCCCTACAGTACCCCACTGAGGATCATTTGTAGCAATATTAACACGAAGACATCCAGGTCCAGCTATTCCACTCCCCGCAACAACTGGTTCCCCCCCATTAATAAACAGATCAACATCACCAATGTCAATTAAAGCACTTCCTCCAGCTATGTTAACATCAAGAGCATTACTAGTAATATCAACTGTATTTCCAGAATCGTCTGATATTTTGACCTTAGGATGCGGCACTACATACTTTCCGTTACTGCACTATTACCAGGATTAAAAAAAGCTTCTTTCTCATTGAGGACTAAAGTACCAGTCTGACCCTCTATTATCTTCTGTTTTGGATTATTCTCTGGCTCTGAAGCTAACTCTTTTACTTCACCTGCAAGCATCTTACTATAAAGCTGATCTAAATGCTTAATAAGAGCATGTGTAAACTTCATGCCAGTAAACTCTTTAGGAGCTTTTTGCTGTCTAGGATCTAGCCCAGCCTCATCAGTAGTAGGAGTCCTCTGAGCTGGAGTCATTGCCGGCTGAGTAGGAGCTTCTGCCTTTGGAGATGTTCCAAGGTCTATATTGTAATATAATTGATCAAATAAAGATGGTCTCATAATTATCCTGAATAATAAGCTAAAACGGTACCACTATCTAATTCAATAGATGGAAAATGTCCGTAAATAGTTTCCTTAGCTGCAAAAGTAATAGTTCCTGGAGCGTCATCTATTCCTATTGTACACTCAGATGTATCTATTACAGCCTCTGCATGTACATATATAGCACAAAACGGGCCCTCATGTTCGTCAGTATCATCTATCCATACCATTCCACCTTGACCTAATCTTGCATTTTGGGCTTCTTGAACCGAAAGATTATGTAATCCTTTTTTATATGTATCTACTGTTATTGCTGATGCCATTTTTACCTCCTGCCCTAAGGACTGACCGTCCGTGAATAGGCTTGTTTATT